TCCTTCCCAATTTAATAGACAATTCTTTTTCTGGCCCATACCTTCTGTCGCAGGTATGCAAATCATCTCCAGAAAATCCTGAGAATCCTCTACACTCTTCGTAGCAAAGAAACAACTCCCAGTCAATATCTCTAAGCCAAGGCAACCCAAGTGCCTGTGCAACTGACGACTCATCTTCAAATAAAATCTTATGGAAGTTTACATAATAATATAAAGGACCTGGCATCCACTTTCCTCCAACCCAATACCCTTCAATACATTTCCTTTTTTCTTTTTGCCAAAATGTTATGCGTTCATAATATTCTAGTTCGGGATGATAGTTGGGTATTTCCTCCAGTATATAGTTCTCATTATTAATCATATTTCATCTGAGTCTGATAATGACTTTATTTTAGTTCCCTTCTTTCTAGTTTTCTCTTCTTCATAAGATTGCTTGATTCTTTTATAATCGTCGAACATTTTTGGTGTTTGTACCAATGCTTTATCTAATTTTAAAATAGTATCAGTATCTCTTTCTTCTATTGCTTCTACATAAAACTCTTTTACTCCTTTATCTCTTAGAGCCATTATCTCATCCCAATTTTGTAGTGCACGTTCTGCAGGAGTTAACACTACATTCTTATATAACTCCAAATGGTCTTCATAGGTTTCCCATTTAAAGTCTTTTTCTTTAATAAAATCTCTGGCTATAACTTCTTCCTTTTCTGGTAGATTATATAATTTAGACTCAGGATGACTATGTAAATGTAAAGCCCACATGATCCGTGAGCTCTTATTTTTATCTTTTGATTTGTCTTCTGAAAACAACTCATTAAACTTATCAGGTATTTTTAATTCTGGATATTCGTCCCAAAAGTTATTTTCAAAATTAATTCTCATTTTTATTTTTTGTTAGACAATAGTTGGCGTGTCTTATGTTCCTGGCGTTAGGTTTAAATTTACCGAAGTTATCTATATGTACTGTTTTAAATTTATCTATGTCAAAAAGATCTTCTGTCTTTTTATTTTTGTTACTTATTGTTTCTGCTACCATTTTAGTTAAGAGATAGTAAATCTCTTCTGCAACTGTAATGGGTATATTATTTTTCTTTGCTATCTCGTTTAGTATTTTTTTCTGCCTGCTCATTATTTTTCTTCAGGTAATTCGATAACAACGTCAAAGTCTTCTTTTTTT